AGCAGGCCGGCCGCGAAGCGGAGGCGATTGTGGGCGACGCCGATCATGGCGCTCCTCGCATCGCCTCCGCTGACGCGGCCGGCCTGCTTTCCCTTCGCCAGTTCGTCGTGGCCCACGCCTTTTCTCCTCCGCGGCCGGGAGGAGATTTCCCGTGTTTCACGACGACAACATCGTTCTCGACCGTTTCGCCCAGGGCATCATTCGGCGCAAGGTCCGGCTGCTCGTCAGCCGCGCCGGCTTCACCAAGGAAGATCGCCAGGACTTGGAACAAGAGCTGGTCCTGCGCCTCCTTCAAAGCCTGGACCTGTTCGACCCGGAGCAGGCCCACCCCAACGTCTACATCACGACGGTGATCGAGCGCGCCGTCGCCATGATCCTGCGCGAGCGGCGGGCCAAGAAGCGCGACAGCGGCGTGGTGCGCTCCCTCGACCAGGGGCAGACCAAGGACGGCACTTCGCCCGAGCCCGTCGATCCACGGCCCAGCGACCAGGAAACATTCGACCTGGCCAGCGATCTGGCTGAGGTCCTGGCCCGGCTGCCCGATGGCCTTCGCGCCCTGGCCGAGCGGCTCAAGAGCCAGTCCGTGTCGCAGGCTGCGCGCGAGCTGGGCGTGCCGCGCACCACGCTCCAGCGCCAGGTTCAGCGCCTGCGTCAGTGCTTCGAGGACGCTGGCCTGCGGATTTATTTGTAAGCGTCGCGTCAGTTCACCCGCGGATTGCAAAGGTCTTCTTGTAGAGACCCTGAGCATTTCGCGGGGGAACTGACATGACCAAGGAACTGTACCGCTACTCGTTCCCGCCTCGCGTTCCGGTCGAGGAGATCGAGGCGACGCTGCTGCTGGCCCTTTGGGGCGCGGAGAGCTTGCACGGCGAGGCGCAGGTTCGCCTCGACGCAACCCACTTCCTCGACGCTGATCGGCGTACTTGCGTCATCGACGCCGGCACGCCGGTCGGCCGGGACGTCAACCGCCTGTTCGTCGGCTTCGTCCGCCGGGAGTTTGGCGACGGCGCCTTCCGCGTGGAGCGCGTCGATGCCGTCCAGAACCATCAACCCGAGGAGGTCCACGCATGACTTTGATGTCCCGCGTCCAGCGCGGACGGACCCCGAAGCCGCCGCGCATTTTGCTGTACGGCATCGAGGGCATCGGCAAAAGCACCTTCGGCTCCCAGGCCCCCAAGCCAGTTTTCATCCAGACCGAGGACGGCCTGGATGAAATCGCCTGCGAAAAGTTCCCGCTGGCCACGACCTTCGACGACGTGATCGGCGCGCTGGCGGAACTCCGCTCCGAGAAGCATGAGTACGAGACCGTCATCATCGACAGCCTCGACTGGCTGGAGCGCATGATCTGGGATCGCGTCTGCCAGGAGTCGGGCGTGAAGACCATCGAGAAGGCCGACGGCGGCTTCGCCAAGGGCTACACGCACGCGCTGACCTTCTGGCGCGAGGTCATCGACCAGCTCAACCTGCTTCGGGCCGGGCGCGGCATGGTCGTGTTGCTGATCGCGCACGCCAAGGTCGAGAAGTTCGAGGACCCAGAGTGGTCGCCCTACGACCGCTACTCGCCGCGCCTGCACAAGCATGCCGCCGCGCTGGTCAGCGAGTGGTGCGACGCCGTGCTGTTCGCCACACGGAAGATTCGCACGCAGACCGAGGACGCTGGCTTCAATCGCAAGCGCACCATCGCCCACGCCCTGGGCAAGGATGGCGGCGAACGCATCCTGCGCTGCGTCGGCGGACCCTCGTGCATCGCCAAGAATCGTTACGGGATCGCCGAGGAGCTGCCCCTGTCGTGGGCGGCGTTCGTGGCGGCCCTTTCCAACACCCAAAAAGAAGGAGCCAAGACCAATGGCTGATTTGCGCGGGTTCGACGCCAACCAAGTCGAACCATCTACCGATTTCGATCCAATCCCTGCCGGCAAGTACCTGGCCATCATCACCGAGAGCGAGATGAAGCCGAACAAGGCCGGCACCGGGCACTTTCTCCAGCTCACCTTCCAGATCATGGAAGGTCCGTTCAAGAACCGCCTGCTGTGGGCGCGCCTGAACCTCGACAACCCGAATGCGCAGGCGGTGCAGATCGCCAGGGCGGAGCTGTCCGCAATCTGTCGGGCCGTCGGCGTGCTGGCCCCGAACGATTCGGTTGAGCTTCACAACCTGCCCCTGGTAGTCCACGTGAAGTGCAGGAAGCGCGAAGACACGGGCGAGTTGGCCAACGAGATCAAGGGTTACGCCAAGAAGGAGGCGCCGGCAGCGCCAGCGGCGAACGCGCAGCCGCAGGCCAACACCACGCCGCCCTGGAGGCGCTCGTGACGCTCGAGATCGTGCTGCCCTATCCGCCGTCCATCAATCACTACTGGCGACGGGTGGGGCCGCGAACATTGATCAGCCGCGAAGGCCGCCGCTTTCGGCAGCGCGTCATGGCGATTCTCGCGGCCCGGCGCGTCGAGCCGCTGGCTGGCCCGCTGGCGGTCGAGGTCGAAATCCATCCGCCGGACCACCGCCGGCGGGACATCGACAACGTGCAGAAGGCCCTGCTCGACGCACTCCAGCACGGCGGCGCTTATCTGGATGACAGCCAGGTCGTCCGCCTGGCCATCGTAAAACGGGAGCCCGTCGATGGCGGGAAGACCCTTGTCCGCATTCGGAACGAGTGATGCTGATCCTGCGACCATATCAAGAGGAGGCGAAAGCCGCCGTCTACCAACACCTGCGCACGCGGGATGACAACCCCTGCGTGGTCATCCCGACCGCCGGCGGCAAGACGCCCGTCATGGCGTCGATTTGCAAGGATGCGGTCGGCCAGTGGAACGGCCGCGTGCTGATCCTGGCGCACGTCAAGGAATTGCTGGAGCAGGCGACCGAGAAGCTTAATGCCGTGTGCCCCGAGGTCCGCTTCGGCATCTATTCAGCCGGGCTCAACCGCCGCGACACGGCGCACGCGGTCATCGTGGCCGGCATCCAGTCCGTCTACAGGCGGGCCTGCGAGCTGGAAGCATTCGACCTCGTCGTCATCGACGAGGCGCACATGATCCCGCTCGAAGGCGACGGCATGTACCGGCAGTTCCTGGCCGAGGCCAAGATCATCAACCCGAACCTGCGCATCATCGGTTTCACTGCCACGCCGTTTCGGATGAAGACGGGGCCGATCTGCACGCCGGACGGCTTCCTGAACGCCATCTGCTACGAGGTCGGGGTCCGCGAGCTGATCCGCGACGGCTACCTGTGCCCGCTCATCACGAAGGCCGGCATCAACAAGGCCGACTTCGACCGGCTGCACGTGCAGGCCGGCGAGTTCGTGGCCGACGAGGTCGAGGACCTGATGGACGACGGCCGGTTGGTCGAAGCCGCCTGCGGCGAAACGGTCGGCTACACCGGCGACCGCAAGGCGATTCTGATCTTCGCCAGCGGCATCAAGCACGGCGAACACATCGTTCGGGTGCTAAAGGAAAAGCACAACATCACCTGCGGCTTCATCACCGGCGAGACGCCGACCGGCGAGCGCGACGCCTTGCTCGACCAGTTCCGCGCAGGCCGGCTCAAATATCTGTGCAACGTCAATGTACTGACCACCGGCTTCGACGCGCCGAACATCGATTGCGTGGCGCTGGTCCGGCCGACGCTGTCGGCGGGACTCTATTACCAGATGGTGGGGCGGGGCTTCCGCCTGTACCCGAGCAAATCGAACTGCCTGGTCCTGGACTTTGGCGGCAACGTGATGCGGCATGGCCCGGTCGATCAAATCAGGGTCAAGGAATACGGCGGCAACGGCAACGGCCAGGCCCCGGCCAAGGAATGCCCCGAATGCCTGTCGGTCGTCGCCGCCGGCTACGCGCACTGCCCCGACTGCGGTTATGAGTTTCCGCCGCCCGAGCGCAGGCCGCACGATGCCAAGGCCAGCGACGCCGGCATCCTCTCAGGGCAGGTGACCACCACAAAGTGCGCTGTGCGGGATGTGTTCTACAGCGTTCACACCAAGCGCGGTGCCGGCCCCGATGCGCCCAGGAGCATGCGCGTCGATTACAAGGTGGGCTGGAACGACTACAAGTCGGAATGGATCTGCTTCGAGCATGATGGCTACGCGCGGCAGAAGGCGATGCACTGGTGGAGACGACGCTCGAAGGAACCGGTGCCGGAGACTGCCGAAGAAGCTGTTGCCGTGGCGCAGAACGGCCGCTTGGCTCCCACGCGCGAGATCACCATCCGCACCATGACCGGTGATGAATTCGACCGGATCGTCGGCTACGAGTTGGGCGACATCCCATTGCCGTTAGAGGATAAGGACCTGCCCGAGGACGCTCTCGACTTTCCGTTCGGTTACAACGCGGTCGCCGCGGAGGAGGAGATTCCGTGGTGACACCAGGCGAGTTGCTGACCGTTGCTCTCCGTTATGCCGAGATGGGCTACCCGGTCTTCCCCTGCGCGCCGGGCGGCAAAGCGCCGCTAACCGAACATGGCTTCCACGACGCGACCGTCGATCCAGAGCAAATCGAGCGCTGGTGGGCGCAACACCCCAGCGCTAACATCGGCATCCCGACCGAGGGGCTCGTGGTCATCGACATCGATGGCAACGGCAATCGCTGGCCCGGCGATGATCCCGAGCGGGCGCTCGAGCTGGCGGCGGGACCGATGGCGCTGACGCCGCGCGGCGGCAGTCATCGCATCTTCCGGCAGCCGCAAGGCAAGAACTGGCGCTGCACCGAAGGGCGGCTTGCCCCCAAGGTCGATACGCGCGCCAATGGCGGCTACATCGTAGCCCCGCCATCCGTGGTCGAAGGCGGCAAGGCCTATCGGTGGGCACCGGGCCTGGAACTGGACGACCCACCCAACCGTTTGCCCGAACCGCCGCCGTGGTTGGCCCAGGAACTCGACCGGTTGGCCCCGTCGGCCAACGGAACGCACACGTTGGCCCAAGTCGCGGCCGGTCCGCCCGAGGCGAACGCGATCCCGGAGGGGCAACGGAACGCGACCCTGGCGAAACTGGGCGGCAACATGCGGCGGGTGGGAATGTCCCTGGCCGAGATCGCCGCCGCGCTCCTCCAGACCAACAAGGACCGCTGCGTCCCGCCCCTTTCGCCGCGCGAGGTCGAGCGGATCGCCGCCAGCATCGCGCGCTATGAGCCGGACCAGGTTGCCGTGGCCCTGGCCGAGAACCATTGGGACCAGATGTACGTGGAGGCGCCGGCGGAAGAAGAAGCCGTCGCCAACCCTGACCCCGGCCCGATCCCCGATCACCTGCTGTCCGTGCCCGGCTTCATCGACGAGGTGATGGCCTACACGATGGCCACGGCGCCGTACCCCGAGCGGTCCTTGGCATTTTGCGGCGCGCTGGCGCTGCAAGCGCTCTTGGTGGGCCGCAAGGTCCGCGACGAGTCCGATAACCGCTCCAACCTCTATGTTCTGGGCCTGGCGAATTCCGGGGCCGGCAAGGATTACCCGCGCAAGGTCAACCAGCGCGTCCTGCTCCAGGTCGGCATGGCCGAGAGCATCGGCGACACGTTCGCCAGCGGCGAGGGGATCGAGGATCGGTTGTTTGTCCAGCCCTCTGTGCTGTTCCAGACCGACGAAATCGATGGCCTCATGACGAAGATCAATCTCGGCCGCGATGCGCGGCACGAGGCGATTATGAACGTGCTGCTCAAGATGTATACGAGCGCCAGCTCGCTCTATGCCATGCGCGTGAAGGCGGGCAAGGAACCGGGCATCATCGATCAGCCCTGCCTTTGCATCTTCGGCACGGCGATCCCCAAGCACTACTACGAGGCGCTGTCGCTCAAGATGCTGTCGAACGGCTTTTTCGCCCGCATGCTCATCATGGAAACCGGCAAGCGCGGCAAGGGCCAGGACACTGCCGTTCGCGACCCGCCCACTTCGGTACTGGCGACGGCACAACGGTGGGCCGATTTCTCGCCAGGGGGAAAGCCCGGTAACCTCGCCGACTGGCATCCCATTCCCCAGGTCGTCGAACACACGTCCGAAGCGGGAGACGTGCTCCGGGCCTTCCGCGAGCGGGCCGAAATCGAATACGGGCTGGCCGAGGACAAGGTCGATCAGGCCGGCATGGCCATTTGGGCCAGGGCCAATGAGAAAGCTCGCCGGCTGGCGCTGATTTACGCCTGCAGCGCCCATTACGCCAATCCACGGATTACGGCGGACGCCGCCAGGTGGGCGTGCGAATTCGTGGACCACCAAACCCGCCGCATGCTTTTTATGGCCGCCGAATACGTCGCAGAAAATGAGTTCGACGCTCGCTGCAAGAAGCTCGCAGCTACCCTGCGCAAGTGGCGAGAGACGCACGGCGATGCCTGGATGCCCTTCTGGCAGATCAACCGCAAGCACCCGTGGAGCGAGCACGAGCATGAGGAAGTCCGCACGACGTTGTTAAACCAACGCCTGATCGAGTATCAGGAACGAAAGACCGGTGGAACGCCCCAGCGCCTTTACCGCTGGCATGAACCCATTGCCCGACCCATTGCCGGAAAGCGACCTATTGCGCCGGCAACGGGTTTGTGGCGAGCCGGCAAGAGGCAACCTATTGCAGCAATAGGTCAAAGGGATGCGCAATAGGTTTGGGTAGAAGGGGAAACGAAAAGTTCGAAAAAGAAAGGACTTATGAAAAACAACAACAACCTATTAACCTATTGCGCTATCTATCCCGCGCACATTATATTCTCCCGCGCCCGCGCGCGCACGCGCGAGAGGGGGCGCAATAGGTCAATAGGTTGGCCAGACCGCCACTTGCTTCACAATTCTCTCTTTTTTTTCCCGCTGCCTGCGTCAAATTGCTTTCAAAGTGCAAAGTTCTATCTATAGAAGCCCGCACTCGGCCTGTAAAAGGAGCCTTTTCCTGGTGAAACGAGCCATAGAAAACGAAGGCCACGCCGGGCAGGATGCTGGCGTGGCTTTTTCGTTTGTTCCCTGTTTGTCCCGTCAGGAACGTCGTCGACGACCTTCAAAGAAACGATTCGTCAGAACGCCTAGGAGCCAGTTTGCGGATGAGGCCCTCATTCAGCTTCGATGGAGTTTCAGCTTATGAAAGTCGAATTACGGAACATTTCAGAGATTATGCCATATCCGAACAACCCCCGTGTCAACGATAAGGCGGTGGATGCCCTGGTCGCGTCCATCCGGGAGTTTGGCTTCCGCCAGCCGATTGTCGTCGACGCCGACGGGATCATCATCGTCGGCCATGTCCGATACCTGGCCGCCCTGAAACTCGGCCTTAAGAAAGTCCCGGTCCACGTCGCCGAGGACTTGACGCCCGAGCAGATCAAGGCTTATAGAATCGCCGACAACAAGACAGCCGATCTATCAGACTGGAACTACGATCTGCTCCCCATCGAGTTGTCTGAGTTGCAAGCTATGAACTACGACCTCGGCTTGCTCGGCTTCGACCAGGACGAGCTGGCCAGGCTGCTCGATCCCGGCATTAAGGATGGCCTGTGTGATCCGGACCAGGTGCCGGCGCCGCCCGATGAAGCCACCACGCGCCCGGGTGACCTGTGGATTTTGGGCGATCACCGTCTCTTGTGTGGCGACGCGGGCAAGACCGAGGACGTTGACCGCCTTCTCGATGGCGCTGCAATCCATCTGGTCTGCACAGATCCGCCCTATAACGTAAAGGTCGAGCCGAGGAGCAACAACGCCATTGCCGCCGGTCTCAGCTCTTTTTCCGGCCCCAAACACCACCAAAAGTTTGACGTTAAGCGGCACCCGGAAAAAGCCCAACCGACGGACCGAAGGCTCCGTCCCAAGGATAGGCCTCTCACTAACGACTACGTTTCCGAAGCTGAATTCGATAACATGCTGCACTCCTGGTTTGGCAACCTGGCCCGGGTGTTGCTGCCGGGGCGGGCTTTTTACATTTGGGGAGGGTACAGCAATCTCGGCAACTTTCCTCCCGTACTGAAAGCCTGCGGGTTGTATTTCAGCCAGGGCATCGTTTGGGACAAACAGCACCCAGTGCTGACGCGTAAGGACTTTCTCGGCGCGTTTGAGCTGGCATTCTACGGGTGGAGGGAAGGTGCCAGCCATAAGTTCTTTGGGCCAAACAACGTCACGGACCTCTGGCACGTCAAGAAGGTAAATCCTGCCAGCATGATCCATTTGACAGAAAAGCCAACCGAGTTGGCGGTGCGAGCAATGCAATATTCCTCGCGGAAGGGCGAAAACGTGCTCGATCTGTTTGGTGGCTCTGGCTCGACGCTAATTGCCGCGGAGCAGACAGGCCGTCGGTGCTTCTTGATGGAGGTCGATCCGCTGTATGTCGACATAGTCGTTCAGCGCTTCGAGAAATTCACCGGCCGGAAAGCCGAACGACAGCGTCAGCGTGCCTCCTCGAACCGTCGGGAGAAAGGTTCTCAGTCCGCATAATTGGGACTCTCCGGATACCTGGATCCCAGGTGCCGTCCATGAGCGACGACAGCGGAAAACCTTCGTTGAGTCCCACGTCGTTAACGGTAGCCGACGCCGCCCGGTTGCTGACCAAGGCCGGTGGCCACCCCGTAACCGTTGCCATGCTCGACGTGGATCTCGCCGCCGGCGCGCCAGCCAACCCCGACGGCACGATTAACCTGGTTCATTACGGCGCCTGGCTGGTGCGGGAGATGCTGAGCCGTGCCTGATCCCCGCAAATTACGGCCTAGCGAGCTATGTCGTCTGCTCAACTCGACTCCCCTGGGCGAGGTGATTAATGAGAGCCAGCTTCGCCGCCATCGCACGCGGGCCGGCCTGCGGGTTGGCGACGGCCGGCACGTCGACCTGCCCCGTTACATTGCCTGGCTCGTGGGGGTCCGGCATGCGACCAAGCCTGGGCCGGCGTCTGGGCCAGCTACTGACCTTGAAGAGGCTGCACAGGGAGCGGCTGCCCTTGGAACCAGATGGAACCAGCCGGGACACGGGCAAAAACTTACGAGTAAGCAAGAGGCTCTGATTGCTGCTCTTTTGACCGAGCCGAACCATATAGCCGCAGCAGCCAAGGCGGGGGTGGGGAAGACAACACTTTACCGCTGGATGAAGCTGCCCGACTTTCGCGCCGCTTATGATGCTGCTCGGCGGGAACTAGTGAAATCAGCCATAGGGCGCATTCAGGCCGCGACCGGCCAGGGCGTCGATATCTTGCTGGATGTGGCCCGTCACGGACCGCGGGACGGGGACCGGGTGCGTGCGGTCGCCATCTTGCTGGATCATGCTTTGCGCGGGCTATCGGACACCGGCGTGTTGAACGTCGAACATCAAGCCGGCGAAGCGGGCTCAATGAACACCGGCGACATCGTGAAAATGCTGGCCGTCCGGCTGCGGCAGCTGGAGGCCGCGGAAGTGCCTGTCCCAGAGAAAGCCCGACTGACGGCCATGCTCACCGACGCCTTCTTGCGGGCCATCGCGGTGGATGATCTGAACAAGCGGATGGAAGCGCTGGAGGCCGTGATACTCTCACGAAAGGACAAAGAACAATGAAAGTCCCGCCATTGGCTAAGAACTACTCCTGCCTGACGCCCGAGGAGCGCTTTCGCCTGATCTTGGCCGCAAGCGGCCGCGGCGACGAGGCTGAGAGGGACCGGCTGGTTCGGGCCGGCGGCCGTGTCACTCTGTCGGTCCAGGACCATGCACCTTACGCGCATGCCTTCGACAAATTGGACATGATGGTGTTCCTGGACCTGTTGGAAGAGGCCGCCCGCTATCACGATGCCTTCGACGACTTGCATCGTGCTGACCCAGGGGGCGACGACGACGAATTCGAAGCGAAGCCTGCTAAAGAGCCAGGCGCAAAGACCAACGAAGAGGACCTTGACCGTGCTTTGGCCGTCTGGGATCGCTACTTTGATCTGGTTGCTGCCTCCGGTTACGTGCTGCGTGCCAAGGCGGACGGGTGGAAGTTGTTTTGCGAAAGGCTGAACATTCCGCCTTTCATGCATTGGGAAATGCTTCCCGGTTTCGACCGCCTGCAGCGCGCCCTGGCCCTGGCGGAGAAAGTCGCGTTTACTGCCGAGGGTTTTCTCAAATGGCTGAATCGGATTCGGCCGAAGGGAAAGCCAAAACTGACTGAACTACCCCTGGTTGCCGAGTCGGTTGCCAAAACGCTGGAAAACACTTTTCAGCAGTGCGTCCAATGGTGGCGCGGCTGATCCCGAACGATCTCTTCACTACCTAAGGGAACCTTGGCATGACACTCGAGAGTCTGCCCAGAATGCGGGAGGAAACGCCCGGAAGGACGAATTCTTGAAATAATCATCGCCGAGCCGATTGCCGATCCGTGCCCGCTCGCAGAAGAGCCTTGATTCGCTCCAGTTGGCCCACGTTGCGGCCTCCCGGCCGAGGTAGGTAAATCGCCAACCCCGGGCAAAAGGGCGGCCCGTGGGGCGACGTGGGCGAAAACAACGGCCAACGGGCCGGGATCGGCCGAGCCCGGGTTGCGGATTGGCCAAAAAAGCCGCAGTTTAATGCTAACGGTAAGGCCAGTTTGAGTGACCATCTCACAAACCCGTCAGTGTGTCGGACGTGTGTCGGACCCGGAGCACGTTGGGCAAGCGCGGCTCAATCGTCCACCTCGTCTCGATTCCCAAAGGCAGCGCGATAGTCATCCCGTCATGATAAAACATTCGCGCCTGGCCTCCTCCTCGAGGCATGAATCAAGGACCACCGACAAACCTGTTAATCACGTTTTGCGTGATTTCTGGAGCTTTGTTCCAAAGCCCGGTCTCATCCGACAGCGCCAGTGCCCAGATTATGGTTGCCGCGTTAAAGACCTCGCCTGCACCCAGGGCGAAACTGCCCATCGTTGCGATTTCATTGCTATCGCGCGGATCGCGCGCGCTCGCGATTGTGAAGTTAGGCGGCGATTGCATGTTTACTTCATTGTCCGCAGGTTGGATTCGGTCGCACTCATCTCCGACAACGGAATGCACATTGTCACCACAGTAGATTCCAAACCAGTCGCCCTCAATCAGGGGCGGGCTAATGCCTTGAAACGCCCAATGCGCCGGGTTCTTTACCACGAAAGGTATTCCATCCGGGATGTTAATGCCGCTGCCGTAGTAACTCACGCCCGTCATGCCAGTCTCTGGACGCAAAACTGGGGAATCTAACCAGTTCACCGTCGTCCGGTTCGTGGGGAAAAGAGGATCAAATCCGGCCACCTTGTAGCAGTTCAGCCTGGCGCCGTCAGGCGAGATACGAATTTGCCACCAACAGGTGTTGCCGCAGAAAAAGCCTACACCACCGCCGGCCTTCACGAAATTCTCAACGTGATCACGCATCTCCCAGGTCCAGTATTCGTGATGTCCGACGAACATGAGCATTCTGTAGTCCGGCCAGGCCGGGGCCTGGAAGTGCAGGTCGCGCGCCGTGCACATGTCGAAGGGAATCCCCCGGCGCATCAACCACTGGATCATTGGAATTTCCTGTCCTTGCGATGAGTTGCCGAGCGCGTATCCAACGGGGCGCTCAAACGAGAGTTCGAACGCGTAAGGAGCATGCAGCGCGCTGCTGCTCGGGAAGGTGCCGATAAAGGCTCGGGAAGTGCGTGTGTCGTCGGTCGCGGTTGCGTAGCCGTAGACGTTTCGTCCGCCCCAATCATTGTAAGCTGCATAGGTTGTGTCTGCGATTACAAGGAGGATTTTCGTCTGCGAACTGGAAGCTGCACGCACGATGAAGGGCACGTCGACCGTGTTTGGCGGCGAGCTCGAATCCTTCACGCGCGCGAGGTACAACCCGCTGGGCAAATCGGGGATGCTCGTGGACGCTGCAACAGGCCACCCGGCGCCATCCCTGTAAGCCGTGCGACTGATTGGAAGGGCGCTCGTAGCCGGCCAGACATTCCCTATTTGAGTGATCAGCTGCTCGGTTTGACCGTCTCCGAAGTAACCTTGGCGATAGATTCTGATCGTGTAAGGCGCCAGGCTGCTGATATGTAAGGAGAGGGTCTCGCCCGGCAGGAGGCTTCCCGAAGCAACGGCCGCTGCGCCGTCGTGGGAGCTTTGACACGAAATGTATGCATCGAGGAGTGCCGCGGGCGGGGGAATGGGCTCGTGCAAATACGTCTCACCCAAGCCGGCGGCACGGTCGTAAAGCAATAAATCCGTGAACGCGCCCGTGCCCGCCCGCCAATTGCGTTGCTCTTGGAGTGGGCTATGTGGTCCATCATTAAACCAATGATCCTCTGGATTTGCCATGTAGAACTTGCCTGGCGCCACCAGATCGAAGGTTCTCCTCAAGCCGGACAACGTCTCGCGCTCGGCAATCGGCGCCAGGCCTTCGCTCAGAAACGAATAAATCTTGAGCTGTCCAGCTTGTCGGTCGTGCAAAAGCACATTGGAGAATCCGAAGCCGAAGTTGCCGGCGACCACACTTGTCGCGCCTTGGATCAGCGTTCCTGCCGCCTTCGGATACGGAACCAAACCCGAGCCGTCAAAGCCATACATCTCGCCATATCCTGTTGAAGCCTCATAGAAGAAAATGTCTGAGAACACAGGTGCGGAAAGATAGCCAGGGGTCCAGAAGAAATCCGCAGCGACGATGTGCGTCCACGTGCTGCGCCATCCCGACCACGTTTGCACCGGCGCTGTCCCAAGCAGCCCACCTTCGTTACTCGTTTCCCACAACTCGCCGTAGCCTTCCGAGGGACTGTAAAACAATAAGCTCGAATTAGCGGACATCGTGAAGAATCCAGGGACAATGTGGGTCCAGGTGTTGCGCCAATCTGAGTACTGGCTTCGCTGGACGAGTACTCCTTCACCCACGCCCTCGAGGAATCGCGCAAGTCCGCTCGGTTGGTCATAAAGCAGGACGCCGGTGAAGCCGGAGGACCCGAAAAGCCCGGGAATCACGTGAGTCCAATGGGCGCGCCCGCCAAGAGGACTGTATGTTTGCAGCGGCGGCGCCAGGATTCGGCCCTGGCCATCGGTTTCGTAGACCTCGGCGTATCCGGTCGATTGCTCGAAGAACAACAACCCGGTGTAGGGCGACAGCGAAAACTTGCCCGGCACGATATGCGTCCAAGTGTTGCGCCAGCTCTTATCGGAGAACAAGAGCTCGAAGTTCGCCGAGTACACATTGAGGGCCGGATCAAACTGGCGCTCTGGTTGGGGGCCGGGAGCAGGACCCTTAAGGAATTGAGGCACTATTTTCTTCATCGTCGTCCCTTCTTCATTCGGGTCGGGTTGTGCGTGTCCGCCACCCTAAGAGTGTCGGGTTAGGCGCCAGCGAGACTTCCAGGAACGCGGCCGCGCTAACAGCCCGATGATTCGCACCCACGGTACAGGGCTAGTTGTAGATGCGGAATCACGGAGGAGAAGGGGCGAGCATGGCCTACGACGACGGACCGCACGGACAATGGCAGTTCGGGGCCGACAAGTACCCCCCCTATTGAAGTGGAGCGGAAGTCAGATGATGCCGCAGACCGCGTACGCGCGCTTTGTCGCGGCGTTGGGCGCGCGGAGGTCACATCGACGTCACATCGACCGACGCACAAATGCTAACTAGAATTCGGGTTTGAGTGAGCATAGGTAAGCTCCAAACATGGGAAACAGGACGCCCCATAGCGAGATCTGGGCGCGAAAACGAGTCGGTGTGTCGGACCTATGCGCGCAAGATAGTGCTCGACGGCATTACTAGACACTGAAACGCTAGGAGTTATTGTCGGTCAACATCTCTCGTACCCAACTGCTCCTGGCCCAATCCAACACGGATTTTCCTTTGCCGTCTTTGAGTCTCGGGCTTACGCCCCACGAAAGAAATATCCGAATGATCTCTTGCTGGGCGGCTTTTGCCAGGTCCGAGCCGGAGCCGCCGCGGCCGGTGTTTTGCACCGCAAGGTGAAACGGGGTTGACCCGGGCTTGTTCTTGAACGTCGGATCACTGCCGGCTTCAAGAAGGCACTTGACGGCATCCGCACAGCGCGTGCGAACCGCGCGATGCAAAGGAGCGGCACCATTCTTGTCCAGGGCATTCACATGGGCCCCGGCGTCGAGCAGGCAGCGGATGGTGTGTACTTGTCGCTTCGCGTCCCAAAAAGGGGCGTTGATCTGGCCGTCGGCCGCGTAATGCAAGGGGCGACTCCGGCGATGGTTCCCGGCCGCGTTGGGGTCAGCGCCGGCGGCCAGCAATAATCGAGTGATCTCGACGCGGTAACCAGCGGCGGCCAAATGCAGTGGCGTATCACCGACGTAAATCCAGTGCATGATCTGAGATTTGTACAGTCTGGCCTTATCGATCCCGCGGGTTGCCAGGCGGCGGTCATCCTGGAGGAGATTCTTAACCGTCGCGCGGTCGTCATTAAGTATGGCTCGAAGTAAGGTGTCCATACGGCTTGCATCACTCTCCCGTCAGCCAGCTAACCATGCGCTTCGTCACGAACTGCGAGCGCAAAAGCATTCATCGACATCCCCCGACGGTTTCCAGCATTAAACTGTCACCACGATCTTGCCGATCTGCTGATTGGACTCCAGGAAGCGGTGGGCCGACGATCTGGTCAAGCGGGAATGTCTTGGCGATGAGCGGCTTGAAGCTGCCATCAGCTAATCCGTCGTTGATGAACTTCTTCGCCTGTTCTAGGCGCTTGGGATTGCTGGTAATTTCCAGCATGACGTAGCCGCGGATGGTCGCCCACTTCGCCAGCACTTCAAACAAGGGCAGCGGGGTTGGCTCCGTGCTGAGCGCACCATAAAGGAATATGATTCCCAACCGGGCCGTCGCCTCCACCAGCTTTTTGAAGGTCGGGCCGCCAGACTGGATCGAACACCATGCGCGCGCCCTTGTTGCCGGTGATACCCATAACCTCCTTCACCAGGTCCTGCTCGTCGGAGGCGATGACGTGCGCGGCACCTGCGTCTTTCAGGGCCTTCCGCTTCGAGCTTCCGCGCGTCAGGGCGACGGGAATCGCGCCGACCTTGTTGGCGATCTGGATGGCGGCGAGGCCGACGCTGCTCGAAGCCGCGGGGATCAGGATTGTGTCGCTCTTCTTTAACTTGCCGATGTCGATCAGCGCCCCGTAGGCGGTGATGTACTGCATCCAGACCGCTGCCACCTCTTCCCATGAGAGCGAGGCGGGATGGTGGGTCACGGCATGGACCGGGACATTCGCGAGCTCGCCGTAGACCCCGTAGTCGTTCTGGTGGAAGCTCGGGATGGTGCTGACCGCGTCGCCGACCTTGAACCCCTGCACGCCCAGCCCGATGGCACTCACGGTCCCGGCGGCCTCATAACCCAGCCTCGCAGGGAACTTGGGGTTCTCCAGATACTGCCCGCGGCGGAACATCGACTCGGCGCGGTTCAGTCCCAGCGCCTTGATCTTGATCTGGACCTCGCCCTTCGCTGGTGGAGGGACCGCAACCTCTTCGATCTGAAGGACTTCGGGGCCGCCGATCTTGTGAAATCGCACGACACGCGCCATAGTTCTCACTCCTGTTGAGCAGCCGAACTTCGGGTTATTGTAGACGGACCGGTAATGATGGCACCTCGGACGGCAGCCCCAATGTTCTCGGGGGTTCCCCGCTGCCACCTGCGCTGCCGCCTGGGGCTTTGCTGATCGCTGCTAGTCCACGAACTTACCAGTAGCCCTTAACGTATCAAGCATGAGCGACTCTCAATTCTCGGGCGCCGCTCCCTTTCATTTCCGCGTTGGCAAGATTCAGACAGCCCGGATCGATCCTGGCTGATTCGTTTTCATCCTCCATTCATGAAAGGGCCTTGCCATGAAAGTCTCCAAGTCTCTGCCCCAAAAGCCGCCTTCCGCATCTCCGCTCTTGGCTGCCGGCCCCCGGCTCTCAACTGCCCGACCAGCTTTTAGGTTGATCGAGCTGTTGTTAGTCTTGGCCATTATTGGCGTACTTATCGCCCTTTTATTGCCGGCGACTCAGCAAGTTCGCGAGCGAAGCACGAGAGTAGCCGTGACTAATAACTTGAAGGCGCTCGGCCTTCGGGGCGAAAAGTTTTTGAGGGTCCCCGATGGCCAGGAGGAACCCATAGCCGCCAGGGTTATTTACAATGCCAATCTTTGGCTCAATGTGGTGAATTTCGAAGAGGCCGAAGTCGAGCTGACCAAGCTGGTCAAGGACAACAAAGGCTTCGTGGCCGAATCAGCCATTAGCGGCGTGACGGGCCAGCCGCGGAACGGGCACTGGATCGTGCGCGTGCCCGTGGACCAATTCGAAGCCTTCATGGATGCTGTCGTCAAGTTGGGAGTTATGCAAACCAACAGCACCAATTCGCAATCCGTCCTCGACACCAAAGATGTTACGGAAGAATACGCCGACGTCGAGGCCCGGCTAAAGAACAAGAAAGCCGAAGAAGAACGGCTGCTCAAGCATCTCGACAAATCCACTGGCAAGCTAGAGGACATCCTGCTTGTCGAGAAGGAGCTGACGCGCGTGCGCGGCGAAATCGAGCAGAGCCAAAGAAGGCTTAAGGTCCTGGAAAACCAGACCGCCCTGGCCACAGTAGACATCACTTTTCACGAGATCAGATCCCCCTTGGCATTTCTTGAAAATGTCCAAGCGACCTTCATGAATTCTCTTGATCGGCTGATCAGTTTCGGCCAAGCGGTCGCCCTTGCAGCCGCGGCGGTATTTCCTTGGCTGTTGGGGATTTGTGTGTTGCTCATTCCGTCCTGGCCTTACCTTCGACGCCTGTTCCGCATCAAACACGCGCCGGTGGTAGTGCCCTCCTAGGTTTGATGTTCCTTCGCAACAAAGGGAGTCGAGCGATAGGGCGGAATTAATTGCGGCAAGAGGCTTGATGGTCGGTTATTAGGGTGGCGTCTCGCCACGGTCGAATTTAGACCCTGCGTGTCGCGACGGCAAGGCGCAAGCAAATCGCATCGGTCGTAATAACGACCGGAGCACGGGGGTCGCGGGGTGGCCCTAGGGGCCGCAGTCTTTATGCCAATCCCCGAGCGTCGTGCCGGGTGGAAGAAAGGGTTTCGGATACTCCGGCGAACAGCTTTGAAGCCAATCCACCGTCGTTTCCGCGCGAGAATCCTCGACGACCTGGCTTCAAACAGCCTGGCAAGTAGTTGGTAATCTTCCGGGTTTGAAGTTGGCGCCCAAGTCGATTGCAGAACAGGTGTCTGCCCTTGTTTTAGCGCTTCCCAATAACTGTCCAGGGCTGTAAAGAGATCGCGATCCGTCTCGCTGGCCTGACGTTCTTGTTCTAGATCGGGGTTCGTATCGGCATTCATTCGGCGCCTCCTAACTCCTGACGGAGCCGTTGAACGGCTCGAACCCATATGCCCTGGAAGAGGCCTCGGCTTAGTTTGCCTTGTCTTCCTTGGCCGAAAGATGAGAACCGTCTAGCCTTGAACCGGGCAGATGTATGGCCGTAGAATCCATTTTCCCTTCCTTTCAAAAAAGGTAGACATCAATGGAATCCACCGGCCAATCGAAAAAAGTATTCAGCAATTTGACTGACCTCGTGGAGCATTGCAAAGAAAAGGGTATTCTCCTTTTCAAAGTGGAGTCGCAAGCGTATCCCGCTTTTACGGGTGGAGCAGATACTGATCCTGAAACTAGGGAAAAGATTCACGAGCTTTGGAAAGCCGTGGAAGCCCCCGAAAACGTGTGGGGTGCCTCGGACGGAATTCTTCAGAAGGATTCTGGGTTATGGGTTACTGAAGAAGTTCTCTCGGAAATCGCCGCCAAGTACATCGATGAATCCAGTGACATACGGAGGCTGTTTGCACAGCCCCTCACGCGAAGCTTCGTCTACTTCGATGTCTCGGATTTCTCCATGCACCCACCTGGGCAGCAGGTTCTCCTCATCAGGTCATTGATCTCGGTTGCGACCCAGCAAGACCACTGGAGTATTACAGGAATTGGCAAGCAAGACATAGAAGCGATGCTATGCATCGGGGACGGGTACATTTTCGTTTTCAGGGACCCTGGCCTTGCAACCTACTTCGCCGGGTACTTGGCACGCCTAGTGGAAATGGCCGTTGCCCTGAAAATGGTCCCGGTCAAATTTCATTTTCGAATCGGGGTCCACGTCGGACCGGTGTACTGTTTTTGGGACCCTGGGAGGAAGGATTGGAATTACATCGGTGAAGGCATCAATGAAGGCAAGCGGGTTCTGGAAGCCATTGGCAAGGATGTTGACGACGTTGTCTTCATCTCCGGTGAGTTAAGGGAGGAACTCGATAAGTACTTCCGACAAGGTGGCCGTGGTCAATCAATTCTACCTCATCTCCAGAATAGGGGACGGCGGAAGGACAAACACGAGCAGCTCCGGCGTGTTTATGAGCTGAATCACACGGCTCTTTGCGGCAGGGACATTGAACACGCCTTGGCCTCCTATCAGCAGTTTTCGGAAATCAGACAAGCTCTGAAAGAGGCAAAAGAAAAAGCGAAAGAAAAATGATCTGGTCCCATTGGGTCCCCTTCGACTCCGATTTCGCAAATTGACGTTTTGCCCGTGCGAATCCTGCGGAACACACCTAGCCAACATGAACCGGTTCCAGCTCCGGCTCCTAAACAGGTAAACAGCCAGCCGATCAAGAGAGAGCGGTCCTAGCTTTGACCTGCGCGCCTTTCTGACCAGCTAGGTTAATACGCCCCGCATGTCGAAAATAGCCCGGTGGCTGAGGCGATCCGCCTGGGGCCGTGGACGGGCCCTGGGGCCACAGTTCTATGCTAACTAGAATGAAGAGGGTTTTATCCGAAGTGCGACAAAAGCATCAGAAACCTGAATCCGTGCAAAGTCGAGCACTTCGGATAAAACCCATAATGAAGAGGGTTTTATCCGAAGTGCGACAAAAGCATCAGAAACCTGAATCCGTGCAAAGTCGAGCACTTCGGATAAAACCCATTGGACTGAACCG